GTTGATGAGCTTGTCGCTCGCGTCGTCCTTCATCGTCCACGTCTTCCGCGCGTGCCCGCGCATCCCTCGCCACCCGAAGTCCGCGCAATCGCGGTCCACGTCAGCCGGTCGGTAACCGCGGTCCTGCGCAACGCACGCGTCCTGCACTTTGTATCGGTGCTGCATCTGCCGGAGCTGGTCCCGCGTCTCGATGCGGCCGAAATAAAGTTGCTTGTAGGTCGGGCCCGTCGCCGAGGAGAACGCGCCGATTTCCACCCACCAGTGGTCCTGCTGGCGGTCGATCGACATGAACCGGATGACCTCGCCTTCGATGCCCTCGCCGTTGCTGAACTGAGCGACGGTGTAGTCTGACTTTGTCACGAAGAGGTTTACCACCTTCTTCTCGACAATCCACGGCCTCGCCTCGCGCTTCGTGCGAAACTCGATCTTCATCTTGTCATCGCCCTGCCGGACGTGGTGATTGTCGGCCTCGCAGAACTCTTCGACGAGTAACCGCATCGGGCGACTGACGAGGGCTTCGACTCGGAAACTTTGGATTTCCGAAGGCGCGGTCGGGTTCATCGGCACAAAGCGACCGGCCCGCTTCCATCCGTTGCGCGTGGTGTCGGTGTCGGGCGATTCGTGGCCGCAGTGCGGACACCGGAACCGGCAAGAGGCGACCGCGCGCGGCACGTCCCATGTCTCGTCATCTCGCTTCGCTGCCGCATCCCAGACCACGCCGCCCCGCAGTCCGGTGTCCTCGTTCTTGTCGAGCGCGAACGCGATCGGATGCACCTTGCGGCACGACGGACATTCCGTGCTCCACTCCTGCTGGTTGCCTTGGCGATAGCTCGTGTCCTCGACGTTGCCGGTTTCGAGGTCCATCACCGGCGCTTGGCTCGTGTTGTAAATCTTCGAGCGCCCGACTTCCTCGAAGCGCGAGACGCGGGCGATGGCGTGGCCGTAAACCTCCTGCCATTTCGGTAGCCAGATTTCGTCGTTGATCTTGTAGCGAATCGACTGGCTCTGCTGGCTCGAAAGGTTCGCGGGATTGAGCAGGAAAAAGAAGCCGCCGAAATAAATCTCGGTCGTCGTCCGGTTTGGTCCGACGCGCGGCAGCATCGCCGCGACGGGCTTGCACGACTCAAAGATCGGGTTCAGCCGCGACTTCGCGTGCCTATCAATCATCTCGTCCGTCTGCATCGTCCACGAGATCGGCCCCGCGTCGTTGCAGATGAGCCACGGCACCCAGATGTCGGCGACGAGCGTGCCACCGATCTGCACGGCTTTGCGAAAGTGCACGCGGCGCACCAGCGGATTCTGGAGCGCGTCGAAGATCGGAATCAGCCACGGCGAGATTCGGACGTTGAACGGACCTGACGTCGCGTAGCTCTCTGGCAGAATGATGTGCTTTCTCGCCCACTCGTAAATCGGCGAGCGGTCGGGCTGCGGCAAGCGCAGGGTGGCGCAGAGGAGGTCGGAGGCGGTCACGCTTGCTTTTTTTCGATGACCCAAAAGTTGTTACGCACTACGCTGAACTTGAGATTTTGCTCAATCGTAAAACGCGTTACCGCAGGACCGACGCCAAGGAAACCAAAGTCGTCGCCGAACATGATTCCGCCGGAAGCGACCAGCGGCCAGAAAGCGCACAGGTCGTGATGGACGTCCGCATATTCGTGCGAGCCGTCGATGTAAACGATTTCACCGGAAACCTTGTGATGCCGCAATATCCTCGCCCCGTTGATGCTTGTATTTTGAATCGGATAAACGCGCTGCGCGTGCGGCGAATCTTTGAAGTTCCGAATGAATTGGTGGTAAAGCCTTGGACATCCGACCGAGTCAAGCAGTCGGTCGTCCTCCGAGCCGCTCGAAAGAACATGATCGACGCCTCCGAGCCATGTGTCCACGCAAACGACGTCAGTGGCGAATCGCTCGGTCGCCCGCGCAAAGTGCATCGCGCTGCGACCCTTCCATGAACCGACTTCGATGATCGTCTTAGGCGCGAGCAGTTCGACGAGCTCGTCGAAGATTGGATCGTCACTGTTCCAGCCGCGAATATCTTCGTGTTCTGGAAGCTGGCTTGTGTCGCCGGACGTGAGCTGCGCGATGGATTGGAATGGCTTCATGGGTTTTATTGAAAGTCGGTTAGCATCGGATGATCTCGGGACAGTTACTCCGCGCCTTGCAAAGCCGCACAACATGCTCCTCGGTTACTCGGTGGTGCTGGATGCCGTAGCCTCCGCGCAGATTCGCCTCGCTCTGCCGGTCCCGCCGATCCCGAACACGCCGAACGACTGCGAAAGACGGGTCCGCGTTTTGCCAGTGTGCGCCCTCGAACCAGTATGCGTGATCGAAGGTGCCTCCAGCTTGCCGGTGATTGCCGAGGTCGAGACAAATCTTCCGGTCCGATCGAATCACGATTGGCTTCTGATACATGACATTCTCCGGCGAGCGGTAGTCAGGATCGCCGAAGCGACGCTGCGGAACCGGAGGCTGATCGAGGTCCAAGTCCCGCTCCGAGTGGTGGCGAAACACGTTCCTCATGCGAGCTTCGAGCACTGTGACGAGCTCGGGAACGCTCGCCAGATAGTCCTGCGCCCGAACGTTTGAATGCGGCCAGATAAATTCATCCGCGTCCACGACGATCTTCCAGTCGAAGGACGACGGCTCAGCGAGAAGTGCGTTGACCGTGTCGGTTTTGATTCGGTCATCCATCCCCGCAGGAAACTCAAAGTCGAGCACGCGGACGTTGCGCGCGGCTTCGAGGAACTCGCGCGTCCGGTCCGACGACTTTGACACGACAGCGAGAATCTCGTCCGCCCATGCGTAATGCTGCACGAACAAGCGCGCTAGCGTTTCCTCGTTGTAGAAAAAGCAGATGACTTGAACGCGCGGCATAAGCGTCAAACAATCGCTTCCGCCCCTCGCGACCTGTCCAACGCCTCGCCCTCAAACGTCGCTATGTTCGCGTTGATCACCTCGCGAATCTCGCTAAGAATCACGCCGCCCTCGACGTTCAACTCCGCCGCGTTCATCCCGACGCCGCGCGGCCCCAGCTCGACTTCGAGCTTGAGGCGCAGGAGCAGGTTGAGCTTCTGGCCCAGCGTGACCAGCATGGCCTCGACGACTTCGCGGTCGATGACGTCACCGGCCTCGCGTTCGTTCTTGGAGCGGGCGAGGCGGATTTGCTCGCGCATTAACTCGGCTTTGAGCTCGGCGAGGTTCTTTGTCGCCACGTCCTTCCCGATCACGTTCTCCGCGCAAAACTGCTGCCATGCGGCCAAGTTCTCGCGGCGTCCGTCCTCGTGCTTCTTCGGTGCGTCGGGGAAGCGGTTGCGCGCGTCGTAGATGGCTTGGCGGGACAAGCCGAGTTCCTTCGCGAGCGTGCTCAGGTCTTTCACCCAGCCGCCTGAGTTTTCTGCTTGAAACTCTTCGAGCGCGTTTCTTTCTTGCGCGCTTAACGTTCTCCCTGCTCGCAGTTTTTTAAGAATGTTTCCCGCGTTTGCGCGACGAATCTTTGCCGGATCAATAGCTTGCTCCGTCTGTGCCACTGAAGATGTGTTCTCTTTTTCACTCAACGTCAGGCTTCCTCAGTTCCTCGCCGACTATGCACGGCACAGCGTTTTTCCATTTTACGGAATGGTGCAGCCTACGATGAACGGGGCCCATGTCTTTGATCTTCACGCATGACGGCGCATACATCACAGAATAAAAACTTTTTACGTAGGTGCCTGAGTCGAGGTAAAGGTCTGACATTCCGCCCGCGTTACTTTGGGTCTGTTTCTGCACTATCGATACGTTTGGAATAGTGAACAGTAGCACTCCGCGGCGTCCTCCGCACGTATACAAATTCACGTCCTCATTTATCCTTCCGAAAAACTGAAACGGATTTTGCGCATCGCACACGAAGGTGTTCATCGCCTTGCGATGCAGCCTCAATTTTTTTGCAAAACTCCCTGTGTCTCCTCCAATGTAGTCTCCTCCTTGAGCCATAGCCACACTTGAGCATTTCGACGCCTTCAGAAAGCCGATCATCGCATCAAAAACCTTGTCAATACTCAGGATGTTTTTTGGCCGATAAACGCCCTGTGCATCGAAACGATATTGCAGACACTGATAGTCGTCATCGAGTTCGATGAAGTAGCGCACGCTGAGCTTTTCCGCTATCTTAAAACAAGCGTTGCGAGCGTAGATGATCGCCCTTCGATCATGGAAGTTGTCGCCCTCGTCAAACGTGTCCGAGATCGCTTTCTTGTCGAAGACCTCAATCTCGGTTCCGCGAAACTCTTTTTCGTATTCGGCGCGCGTCTTGTCCTCGTTGTCGAGCACGATCACAACGCGCCCCGTGTAACCAGCCCTGCGCAAAGTCCTAAATGTGTGAACGCGATCCGGCCTCCCGTGAGTCAGGATGAACGCAACAAAGTCCTTTTCATTCATCGCCATCGTCGTGATCCCCCGCAAACGCCTCCTTAATTTCGTCCGTCATCACCACAAATCCGTTTTCGATAGCTTTGTCGAAGTCGATAATAACGAGCGCGCTTTGCTCCATAAGCCGCTGAACTTGCGGCTCGGAGTGCGCATAAAACTCAGCCACGTTTTCAAAGTTAAAAACCGTATGCCTATGCGCGGCAGCAATAAGAAAGTCTTTTGTAGATTGCTCAACCGAGGACGATTTAATTCTCTCAACGATGCCTTGCGTCTTTGCTTCGTCGTAAAGTTCCGCCACGCTAGGCTTTACGCCCTTTGGAATGTATTTTGGTGCCTCCACCTTGCGCGTGTAAGTTGCGTCGTCGTTGCCTAGGTCGCTTGCGTCCACGCCGATCTTGTCCACTTCCACGCCGGCCAAAATCAGTTCTTCGATTTCGGTCTTTAGCATCTCTTCGTCCCATCCGCCGCCCTTCTCTGAAAGTTTGTTGTCAGCGATAATGTAAGCCCTCATTTGAGTCTCGCTCAAATGGTCCAGCCGAACGCACGGAGCATCAGTCAATCCCAGCTTTCGAGCCGCAAGGATTCGTCCGTGTCCAGCGCAGATGACAGGAGGGGTCCCGCGGATTGCCACCGGCGCGTTAAATCCGAACTCTTTAATCGAGCCAGCGATTAACGCAACCTGCGCGTCGTCATGCTTCTTCGCATTTCGAGCGTAGGGAATCAGTGCTTCGATTTTGACGTATTCGACCTGTAGTTTCATTTGTAAAGGTTCTCGAAAAAACGAAATGGGTTTTTTTGCTCTAGGTCGCTTAACC